CATCCGAAGGGATCAAAGCGGCCGAGCCGGAGATCGCTCTCGTCGTAGGTCAAGAGCTCGAGAAGCTCCTCGAGGACGCATGAGATGACGACACCGGCAAGGAAGGCGATCCTCGATAACCTACAGACGACCTTCGAGGCGATCACAACCGGCAACGGATACCGGACGACCATCACGAAGGTCCAGCCTCTCGCGAGAGGGTACGCGGATGTGAAGACCGGGGAGCGTCCTTTTATCGGATACGTCGCCGGACAAGAGTCGATCGAGTTTCAACCTTTCGATCTCATTCGATCCACATTGAACATGAGTATCATCGGACACGTCTCCGGCGCTTCTCAGGCCGACAGGTCGACGAAGCTCAACGATTTGATCATCGATATCACTCGAGCTCTAAACACTGATACAACACGAGGGACCAACGCCATCAAGACGACGGTCGTCTCGTATGAAACCGACGAGGGAGACCCGGACGCAAAAGGCGACGGGTCGGTCCTCATGAACATCGCGATCGTATACGAACGCTCGGCAACGGCGAGCTAAGGAGGACACAATGGGAACCAGTCAATTACACGCATTAGGACGGAACCGGAAATTTTACGCGGTCGACGAGACGACCTTCGGGACCTTCGTCAAGCCTACCGGCGGCGATGCGGTCAAAGTACTCTCGGCGAGCTTCGACCCGAGCCAAGAACGAAAGAACCGAGAGGACTCTCGAGCGACTCGGTCTCACATTGCGGACGACCAGATCGACGGAAAGAAAGCGGCGTCGTGGTCGGTCGAGGCATATCTCATCCCGAGCGGTGACGCGACAAACTCGACGACCATCGTCCCGGACATCGACCAGCTATTGACGAAGGCGCTCGGCACCGGAACCGCGACGAGCTCACCGTCGAAGATGACTTACACGCTCAACTCGAACCAAGACCTCGGAAGCTTGACGCTCGTCCAACATTTCAATGAAACCTTTATGGAGGCGCTCACTGGATGCTACGTCAACTCGATGACGCTTAGCATCGCCGGCGGAGAAGAGCCGAAGCTCTCCTTCGAGGGTGGAAGCTCCGGGACCTTCATCCCGACGACGACGAGCTCGACGACTGGCGCGTCGACCGCAACCGTCGACGGCGCGACATCGTCATCGTTGAGTTTCGATGTTCAGTCCGGCGAGGGGAAAAACTTCAAGGTCGGCTCCGTGATTAAGGTCGGCTCCGACGACAACGGCGGCGAAGGATATGAAGTCGAATCTATTTCCGGCGATACCATTACAATGGTCGACATTGCTCCTTCGCCTTACCCTAGTTTTTCTAATCTCGACGCGGTCGTCCCATTTGCTCCGGCCGAGACCGTCGCAGGTCAACCCATCGCCGGCATCCTCGGAAGCCTTACGGTCGACGGCTCATCGTTTCCGATCACCTCTTTCGAGGTAACAGTGACGAACAACATGAAGGCCATCGAGGACGAAGCCTACCAAGCGGGAACGACTGACTACGTTCCAGGCTTTCGCGATGTAACCGGGTCTCTCTCGATTCGATGTCGGCGCGATCTCGCGATCGAGATCGGAAAGCGTCCGGATTTCACGAACCGAAACGTCGTCGTGACTTGCGGAAGCGCAACCGGCGCGACCGTCACAACGACCTTGGCGCGGTGTCAATTCCAAGTCTCCGGCGTCGAGACACCACAATCCGACGAGGTCGTGATTCCTCTCGAGTTCAAGGCGCTCGCCTCGACCGCGGGAGACAACGAGATCACGATCGCGTTCACTTAATCAACTAAAGGGGATCACCATGGACTATCAAGAGAAGCATCTTCGGGACTTCGTCCCGCAATGGAACGACAACCGGGAGCTCGAGGAGAGCTCTCAAGTCGTGGTTAAACTTGCACCGATGACAGGCGGAGAGCTCCGCTCGATTCATCGCTCGGCCATCACCAAAGACGGGAAGGTCGACATCGAGAAAGCTCAAAAGGCGATCGAGAGCGTCATCCGAAAACGGGTCTCGAGCATCGAGAATCTAGTCGACATCCTCGACGAGCCGGTGACGAATGGGTCGGAGCTATGGGACCGAGCCGAACAAGGTCTCATCGATGAAGTTTACGCCGCGATCACGGAGGTCTCGGTCCTTCGAGAAGGTCTCAAAAAAAAGTCGGTCTAGCGATTCGCTTCCTAGCAAGCGGAGACAAGTCGCTCGAGTGGGGATGCTCGAGGTGTAAGGGGGAAGAGTGGAGCTCGGAAGACTGGAAACAATCGGCGCGCAATTGCAACGACGAGAGCTCTCCCGGCCTCGCGTTCGATTTTGCTCCCGAGCTCCGTCGGTGTCCATGGAGTCAACTCGATCCGGAGACGATGGATGTCGTCTCTTGGTTTTCAGATCACCGGGACTTCGGTCTCCTTCCTTATGGGTCGGAGAGAATCGACGACGAGCCGGCCTTCGTCCTCGAGGCTTTCCGGCTCATAAAGTCGGAGATAGCGAAGGCGGAATCACGACAACGAGCTCGACAAGTCGAAGAGATGGAACGAGCTCGAAGGAGGTCCTCGCATGGCCGTGCTAAGTAAAACCGTCGAGATCGGTCTCATCATGAAAGACCTCGCCTCGAAGCCTCTTCGAGGTGTGGGAAAGTCGGCCTCTCTCGCGTTGAAGTCGGTCCAGAAGCTCGGCGTCATCGGAGGCGCGGCGCTCAAGGGTTTCGCTTTCGCGGCGACTGGTCTCAACCAGTCCCTCGAGCTCTTCAAGAAAGGCGTCGAGGTCTTCTCGATGTTCACGGAGAAGGCTCGAGAATATCGAGGCGAGAACGACGAATTGATCAAGAGCTTCGACAAGGCGAACGATCTCGTCGGCTCTCTCGCGGCTCGTATCGGTGACACGTTGATCGTTGTCTTCAATGCTCTCGTCGAAGCGACGAGACCCGTGATCCAAGCCTTCGAGGACTACCTCGACACGAATCGAAAACTCATGGCGATTCAGATCGTGAACTTCCTCGAGGACGTCGCGTCGGTGATCGTGAACGTCGTCGGGAAGGCGATGATTTACGGGACCCGAGTCGTCGCCGGTTTTCAGCTAGTTTGGGAGGTCCTTTATACCGGAATCTCGAACGCGGCCGAGGGAATCATCAAGGTGATCGCCTCGCTCTTGGCGGGTCTCGGTGAGTTCGCGGCATACATCCCCGGCGTCGGAGACGATATCAAGATCTTCGCGGATGAAGTCTCACAGTCAATGTGGGATATGGCCGAGGGAAGCGGACAATCTCTCGCGGATATGTCCGCGAATATAAATAAGATCATCGAAGACTCGGAGAAACTCGAGTTTCAAATCGGGAACGTGACGACCAAGATCCAAGGATTCATTAAGACGACCGCGGAGACGGCTCGAGCGAAGGTCCTCCCCGGCGCGGCCGGAGGTGTGAGGAAGGTCAACGAGGAGCTCGAGAAGACACCGGAGAAAGCGGCGAAGGCGTCCGAGAGCCTCAAGGAATTCGAGATCACCGGAGAGTCGATCGCCAACCTCGCCGCGACTTTAACCTCGAGCATGGGGACGGCTTTCGCTTCCATCATGACTGGAAGCGAACAAGCAAGCGCGGCCTTCAATACAGCTATGGTCGACATGCTCACGTCGCTCGTCTCCTTCGCGGAACAAGCGATTATCACGTCTCAATTGATGGGGATGGCTCAAGCCGGAGCCTCCGCCTCCTTCGGTGGACCGGTCGCCATCATTGCGACGACCGCTCTCGTCGCCGCTATCTTCAAAGGGTTGATCGCTCAACTTCCATCGACCCAGTCCTTCGCCTCGGGTGGTATGGTCCGAGGCGGTACTCGAGGACGCGACTCGGTCCCGGCTATGCTCATGCCTGGCGAGTACGTGATGAACGTCGACCAAGTCGAAGCGATGCGTCGAATGTTCTCAAATATGGACGGCGTAAATACGACGGGACGATTCGCCGGAGGCGGGACGGTCGGCGGTCGAGCCGGTGGAGGTGTGACGGTGAACATCTCGACCGCGGTCCCGCTATCGAAGGCCGAGCTCACTCGATACGTGAGATCGAGCATCGTCCCGGCGCTTAATGATTTACGAGCTCAAGGGGTGATGTGATGTCCGTTACTGCGACACGGTTCTCTAACTCATGGTTTGAAGACGTTCACGCGGCGGACAAGCCTTACCTCGTCGGGAAGAATGCAATCGTCGACGATGTAACCATCGCGGACACTGGATGGTATGGATCGGGCTCGGCATCAAATAAAACGGACTCGAGCGTCGTCACCAATGCGCAACGACGCCTTTATGATGGTTTCGGGAACTTCTCGGTCGGGACGACTTACTCGGCGGGAGTTTACACGTTGAGGCTCGTCTCCGGATCAAATCTCGTTTTAGATACGGCGACCGTTATCGGACACAACTTCGCCGACCTCACTCGAAGCAGTCCATCGACACCGATCACGGCGACGCTCTACGCTTACGATGGAGGCGGAGGATCGGTCGTTAAAATTGGAGACTCGATCGACATCACCAACTCGGACCGACTGACATGGACACACCTTTACGACGCGAGCGGAAAACAAAGCTATCCCCAA